TACACGATTACAGCAAAAGACACGAGTGGCGCAACTGTTACAGCCAACGCTTCTGATACAGGCAATGGCGGTGCGGGCGTTGATGGGTCTTATCAAATAAATGTCGGCTTAGATGTGTTTGTTGCTGGTTCGGGTTTTGGCGCTGGTACCTGGGGTGCTGGTGGCTGGGGTTCTACAAGCGCAATCAGTGCATCTAATCAGTTAAGATTGTGGTCGCTGGATTCATTTGGTGAAGACTTGTTGTCTTGTGTGCGAGGTGGTGGCATTTTCTACTGGGACTACACAAGCTTCTCTTCTAGAGCACTTCCTTTAACATCTTTAACTGGCGCTAATCTTGCCCCAACTGTGGGGCTGCAGGTGCTGGTATCTGATGTTGATAGACACGCGATCGTTCTAGGTGCAGACCCAATTGTTAGTGGCGCTAGGTCTGGGTCTGTTGACCCATTGCTGGTTGCTTTTTCCGATCAAGAGAATGCTGCTGAGTGGGAACCATTATCTACAAACACCGCAGGTTCACTGCGCTGTTCAGCTGGCTCACAAATTATTGGTGGCCTTAGAGCAAGACAGGAAACGCTTATATGGACTGACGTTGCGCTGTATAGCCTGCAGTTTATTGGGCCTCCATTAACGTTTGGCTTGAACTTGATCAATGAAGGTGTGAGCTTGATTGGGCCTAACGCTGTGGTGAATACACCATCTGGCGTATTTTGGATGGACAAGAAAGGCTTTTATTCGTACCAGGGAGCGGTTCAGCCACTGTCTTGTAGCGTGCATTCTTATGTGTTTGATGACTTAAATGAAGGCCAAGCATTCCAAGTCTTTGGGTTTGTTAACAAACAGTTTGATGAGGTTGGTTGGTTCTATTGTTCATCAGATTCAGACGTAGTTAATCGTTATGTGGCCTACAACTATCTAGAACAAACTTGGTCTATTGGCCAGCTATCTCGCACAGCTTGGCTTGATGAGGGCATAGAGTCGTTCCCTAGGGCTGCAGCATACGGATCAGACAGCAACAGCAATTTGATCTACAAGCACGAAACTGGGTTTGATGACGATGGCTCTCCAATGGACAATGTGTTTATTGAGAGCGCAGACTTTGATATTGGAGAAGGTGAGGACTTTCAGTTTGTGCGTAGGTGTATACCAGATGTGAAGTTTACAGGTGACGGTGAAAACCAAACAATAAACTTTGTGTTGAAGGCAAGAAACTTCCCAGGTAACACATTGACCACGGATCAAACGTCCACGATCACCAGCACCACCACCAAAGTAGATACTCGAGCTAGAGCGCGCCAAGCGGTTGTGCGATTTGAGTCTGATGATGACGGCACAACAGGTGTTCGCACGGGTGTTGGGTTTAGAATTGGTGGCACCCGTTTAGATATACAGCCTAATGGGCGGCGATGAGCAAGTTACTACAAGGCAGATTACCGTTTGTTAATGGCAACGCTAATGTAAATGGCGTTACTTTTAACAAGGCGGTTCGGCTTTTAGAAATAAGCTTGGATGCCTTTGATCCAGACGCAACAGCGCAATTCACTGAAAACAAAAGAGATACTTTAAAATTCAACGCTGGTGATCTAATCTGGAACACGACTATAAATGCTTTGCAAGTGTATGATGGCGATAACTGGATTACTTTAACCAGCGCGAATCTTTCATTAGAAGCACAAGGTCAGGTTGGTTCTGTTCAAGTTGTTAATGAAGGAGCAATCGTAGTGAGTGTAGGTTCATGACAAAACTATGTGCAAGAGGCAAGGCAGCGGCCAAGCGTAAGTTCAAGGTATACCCGTCAGCGTATGCAAATGCTTATGCCAGCAAAATTTGTGCGGGCAAAATTAAAGACCCCTCTGGCTTGAAGCGTAAAGACTTCAAAGGCCCGAAGCCAAGAAACATGAACGCTGGCGGATTTGCCGCTAAACGCGCTCGTGTAATAGACCCTAGAGGATTCAGTGGCATGCTGCCCAACAAGCGCAAGCCCACTAAGATCGCATGAGCCTAACCAAATGGTTTTCAAAAACAGACTCAAAAGGCGATTGGGTTGATATTGGCGCGCCTAAGAAAGATGGCAAATTCCAAGCGTGTGGACGAAAGAAAGTTGAAGGTTCAAAGCGCAAGTATCCAAAGTGTGTGCCGCGGTCTAAAGCCAATCAAATGACTGAAGGCGAGCGTCGTAGTGCCGTCAAACGAAAGCGCGCTAAGCCACAAGGTGTGGGCGGTAAGCCAACGAATGTGAAGACCATTGTAAAGAAAGCTAGTGGCGGCGAAGTTCGTCGTAACCATCGGGGTTGTGGCGCTGTTATGTCTGATCGACGTAAGCGGACAAGGTACTCCTGATGTTTAGACGATACGCAGAAGAGTTTTCAAACGGAGGCGCTGTTAAGAAAAGACGCCCCGATAACATGCCGAAGCGCAATAAAAAGAACTTTCGCCCTACAAAACAAGGCGCTGGCATGACAGAAGCTGGTGTAAAAGCGTATCGTAAAGCCAATCCTGGTAGTAAACTCCAGACTGCTGTGACGGAGAGTAAGCCTACAGGAAAGCGTGCAGCGCGTAGAAAGTCTTTTTGCGCACGATCTGCAGGACAAATGAAGAAGTTTCCAAAAGCAGCAAAAGATCCTAACTCTAGGTTAAGACAGGCCAGACGGCGATGGAAGTGTTAAGCAGGTGAGTAACTGATATGGGAATGTCAAAAGAAGAAAAAGCACAAGCCGCTCAAGTCAGGGATAAAGTCCAAGACGAAATGGCTGTAAGAAAAAGTTATAGGCAAACGCAAGGCTTTGACCGATTCGCCCCAAGTAAGCTGCAACTTCTTAGGTCAGAATTAAAAGACAGCCCATCTTTCTTGGGAGGAGCACCAAGCCCATACGCGCAGTCTTTGGCTTATCAAGCTCTCCCTGACATGGCATATGCGAACCGCCCAGGCACTACTGAAGCATTCTATCCGCAAGCAAATATAGCGCCTCCTGTAGCCACAACACCTCCAGCAAGCGGGGGTATTTCTGAAGTATACAAATCAGAACCAGCAATAGAAGGCCCAGCTTTCAGAGGCAGAGAGATTAGCGAGGAGAATCAAAGACTATTTAATGAGCTTCTTGTTGCACAAAATGAAAGAGAATTTGAAGAGGCTTTGAAGATAGAGGACTTTATCAAGTCTCGTGACATGTTGAACGATGGCATCTTCAAAATACAAGACTTTGAAGATTACATAGGTGGCGACAACATCATGATGACCATGGCGGGTGGCGGCATTGCAAGCTTGCCTGTTGAGATGAGCGGTGGAGGCATGCCAGGGGGAATGGATTTGTATGGAGGTTTTTCAACAAAAAATCAAACGCCGTATAAAAGCATGACTAAAGAGCAGCTGATTTCACTATTAGAAGAACGAGAAACCAAAAGTAAAATTTCTCCAAAAAACGCAGCTTTGACATCTTTGGCTAGTTCGTTGTCTGATTTTGGAAAGCCTCAAACTTTTGCTGATGGCGGCAATGTCGATTTTCCTCGCATGAACGGCCCGATAGCTGGTCCAGGCACAGAGACAAGTGATGATATTCCTGCAATGCTTAGCGATGGTGAGTTTGTTGTAAACGCTAAGGCAGTTCGTGGTGTCGGCAAATTGAACGGCGCTGGTAAAACAAAAGAAGAACAACGCCGTGAGGGCGCTCGCATGATGTATGCCTTACAGAAGGCAGGTGAGCAAGCAATGAGGAAAACGTAATGGCTAGTACAGGCGTCACCGATACCAGTATTCAATATGTAGCCCCCCAAGCAGGGCAAACGTATGCCGATCCAGCGATGGAGTTGGCGACAAGAAATATTCTTGCGTCTTATTTTGGTAGTGGTCAACCAGGCGACCTTGGCCTCATGGGTCAACCCATACCCATTCCGATACAGCAGGTTGCTGGCCTTTCGCCATTAGAGATTCAAGCGCGTAATGCTGCACAAGGATTAGGCGGTTTTGGCGCACAACTCGCAGAAGCGCAAAACCTTTTCAGGCAGGCTGGTCAAGGGTTTGATCCTCGCACGGCTGGTTTGTTTGCAGACCCGCGAGCGCGTGAACTTTACGAACAAAGCCTTGGAAGTTATGACCCTAGTATGGGCCGCGAGTTTGTAGATCAAGAAGCCGCAGACATTATGCGCGGATCAGCGGCTGGCATAGGTCGTGCCGCCGAGGGTATAACTGGCCAAGTTGGCGGAGCGCAAACAGGCGCTGCAGAAGCTGCACAAAGAGCACGAGCACAAACTGAATTGGCTGGTCGAGACCTACGCTCAGCTGGTCAAATGGGTAGAGAAGCCGCTCAACAAGGTATTGCAGGGCTTGCAGGAACAGGCGAACAGTTCGATCCTGCAGGCATAGCTAGTTTTCAAGACCCCTTTAACCAACAAGTTATTGAGGCTCAACAAGCAGAGATTGCTAGGCTTGGCGAACAACAAAAACGAGAAGCTAGAGCACAGCAAATACGTTCAGGTGCTTTTGGCGGTTCTCGAGGCGCAGTACAAGAAGCTGAGATTGGCCGTAATGTGCTGCAGCAACAAGCTAGAACTGGTGCTGAATTAAGATCGCAAGGCTTTCAACAAGCCGCACAACAGGCTCAACAAGCGTTTGAGCAGGCGCAGGGACGCCGTCAGCAGGCTGCGCAGCTTACTGGCTCATTGGGTCAAGCAGGCGCAGGCACATCGCTACAAGCGGCTCAGCAAGCAGGACAACTTGGTTTAAGTGCAGAGCAACTGGCTCAACGAGGCGCGCTTGAGAGTGGGCAGCTTGGGCTGTCTGGGCAACAAGGCATTGGTTCTCTTTTGGCCAGCCAAGCAGGAGTTGGTCAGAACTTGGGTCAAATGGGAATGCAGGCGCAACAACTGGGCGCAGATATATTTGGCCAGCAGATGGGCAGAACTGCACAAGCCGCTCAAGGTCTTGGTGCTCTTACGCAAGATCAGTTTGGCACCGCATTGCAAGCTCGTGGTCAAACTGCAGCCGGACAACGTGCAGCCGCAGCAGGTATTGCAGGTCTTGGTCAACAAGGTCAGCAGATGCTTGGAACTCAAATACAAACCTTGGGTCAGTTAGGAACAACAGGTAGAGGCATACAGCAAGCTGGTCTTGATGCTCAGTACAGGGCTGGCACTCAACTAGCTGATGAGCCGTTCATGAGACTGCAGCGTGGACAAGCCTTACTACAGGGCGGCGCGCCATTTATGCCTCAATACACCAGTGGCTTTAGTATGGGTCAAAACCAAGGGCAGGCTCAGACTAGAGGCAGCACTTTAGCTCAAGGTCTTCAGGCAGCAGGCACTGTTGC